CAAAAGTATCTTTTGTTTTTTTCTTAGTAGATGGAAATGCATATGTATTACCATTTAATCATACTGATGGCTTATGTTTACAATTTAGTGATTTGAATATTCTAAATCATAAAGATAAGCCAATATACACTCTTGATAAAAAACAAACATATCACCTTACAAAGTTAAATAATCTTATTGATGTAAATCTACTCAATTATTGGAATACAGGACTAAAAACCGAGTTTGATTTGTATTCTGATGATATAATACGACATTATCACATGAAATATTATGAAAAAGAGAATATAAATGCATCTATCCCTATAATGAAATTTTCATCACATTTATACAATATAGCAAAAGGAATGCAGGTCATTGTCTCTAAATATGACACTCCTGACATTATGACATACAACAACGATATGTTTGACAACTTTACATACATTGAAAAAAATGGATTACAAACAACCGATGGTGTTGTATATTCAGAGTATAATCCCTTCACTTCTACAGGTCGTCCATCCAATAGATTTGGTGGAACTAACTTTGCAGCTCTAAATAAGAGTGATGGTAGTAGAGCAAAGTTTATCAGTAGGTTTGGTGATAAAGGTAAATTGGTTGAGTTTGATTATGATGCATATCATTTGAGATTGATTGCAGATAAAGTGGGTTATAAATTTCCAGAAGGTTCAGTACACGAACATATGGCAAAATTTTATGGTTGTGATTATGAAGAATCAAAACAGAAATCATTTCAATATCTGTATGGTCATATTCCTATAGAAGTAGTACAAATAAATCCATATTTCGGTAAAGTTCATGATTATATTGAAGGGTTATGGAAAGAGTTTAAGAGTAAACATTTTATAGAATCAGATATTTATAGTAGAGAAATAAGAGGAAATGATTTTAGCGCAAATAAATTGTTTAACTATTATATTCAGTTACTTGAAACAGAATCGAATGCATTAGTTATAAAGGATGTAAGGAAGTTAATGGAAAAATATAAGAGTAAGTTTGTTTTATATAGTTATGATTCATTTCTTTTTGATGTGCATATCGATGACGGTTTACCATTTCTTACCGAGTTAAAGAAAGTTTTGGAAAGAGGTAAGTATCCGACTAAAGCAGCGTGGGGAAATAATTATGATGAACTTACCGACATTACGGAGAAATTTTAATGTTTGATTGGAAAGTATTTTTCAATGATTTCGCAGATAGGTACTATTCAGTACCTCATTTAGATACAAAAGAACATATTTATGCGCTTCAAAATTACCTATTAGAACAAGGTATGTTAGTTGAAGATGTTGACTATGCTATCAAAACTCTCTTGGGTGAAGCACCAGATAAACCAGACGATATCGATCCTGATACGCCAGTAAAATACACTATTAAAGATAAAGATGGTAAAGATATTCAAAAAACTACTACATACGCTAATGCTATAAAAAGACCAAAAGCTTCCCCAGCTTACAAAGCAGCAGATGCTTTGAGGAGTGGTGATAAATCTAAAGAACCAACACAAAAAGATAAACCAGTAGATGCACAAATGGCTGGAGATAGAGATGCAAAACCTGGTGATACGATGAAGAAGAGTGATGATGGTAAAGTAAAAGATAAAAAACCATCAGTAAGAGGAGTTACTTCAGAATCCATAGACTCTATGGATGGAAATGATAAACAAAAAACTATGGATGGAAAAGAACCACCTCCTGGAACAGAGTCTTCAGCAGTAGCAGAGATAGGTGTTGGTTATGGTATGGCTTGCTTATCTGAAAACAAGAATAATATGGAAGCTGCAGAAAAATGTTTAGTAGAAAAATTGTCAAAGTCAAAACTTGGTAAAGCACATGGAACTGGTGATTCTAAAAAAGCAAAAGATATAAGAAGAGGTATGTTGCAAACTGCTAAAAGAGAAAACCAAAAGATTAGTAGAATTAATAAAGAGTTAGGATGGAAAAATTCTGAAACTTCTCATATTGGTGGTTCAAAATCTTCATTAAAAAATACGGTTGACAAATTAAGAGAAAAAGGAATTACTGAAGTTAATGGTATACCAATAGATGAATATGAAGAAGTTATTTTAGGTGGTGGAAAAGGAGAGAATCCAACAGATACTATGGTTGTTATAGTTAATGAAGAGACAGGTGAAGCAATGATGTATCATACTTCAAATAAAATGAGTTCCAGAGACCAAATAGCAAATGGTTCACCATATAATGAGACAAGAGCTACTGTCGATATAGCTATAGAGAAAGAAAATTTAAATGATAAGCAAAAAGCTGAACTCATAGAGAAATCTAAACAAGCTAGACAAAACATAGAAAAACATAGAGCAGATCAAAAAAGATACATTAACGAACAAAACTCAAAAAGAAGAGAAGATTCTGAGGACCCTAAAATAGCTAGAAGAGTCATAGATAGACTACAATCAAAAAAGAATGCAATATCTACAGCTGCAGACAAATCTAAGTATTGGAAGATGGTGTTAAGTCATCCTGATGTAAAGGATTATATGAAAGATAATGGTTTAGATAAGAACAATTTGTCTCCAGATGAAGAAATAGCAGTTTATCAGGCTTATGCTAGAGCTATGGAAAGTAATCCAGAAAATGCAAGAGAGAAAGACATTCAAGTTTTAACAAGAACATATGGTTCTGGACAAGAAGAACTAAGTACAGGAAAAGAAGCTAGACCTCCTGTATTTGATGACGATAAATTAAAATCTTTTTATGAAAAACAAACTGAAGAGATTAATAATTTTAGAGAAGATATGAATACCATTAAAGAGGGTATGGGTGATAGGTCATTTGCAATAAGAATGGCTAAAAGAATACACTTAAATTTAGCAGAGGGTCATAATCCAGGTGGAATACCAAATGATAAAGCAGAAACTATAATGGGTATTTATGATTACAAAGATTTACAACAAGATTCTCAAGGAAATATGGTTCAACAAAAAGGTGGTAAAGGACCTTATTACAAACTTGATGAAAATGGAAAAGTAACAGATGAAGAAGTAGATTCAAATAGTGTACAAGATTTTGATTGTGCAGTTGTAGCTGACAAAGGAACTTTATCTTCGTGTTTAGGTGTGGAAGAGGGAGAAAAAGTATCTGATGATATTGGAATTACAATGGGTGAGTATGAGGGAACAAAAGCTATTATATATGATAGAAATAAAAATCCAATAGGAGTTCAAACCTCTCGTTCAAAAACTGGACCAGGTGGAGCTATGCAAGATTCAATTGCTTACCACAGAGATTTTCAAAGATGCTTGGCTAAACAAACTAAATTACAGGGGAAATGTGGATGAAGACACAACTATTAGCAACATTTTGTAAGAGAAATAGATTATATGAAACAATAGATTTGATTATAGCTTGTAACGATATAGTGTTTGACAAGATATATGTATTTCAGAACGAAAATGATTATCATCAATTAATATGTACATATAATGTAGAAGCAACCGATGATTATATTGATAGTTCAGCAGACACAATTTCCATACATAGAAAGAAACAATCAAACTCTCTATACACAATCAATGCACTTAATGAGTTAGTTAAGAAACTAAACAATGGTGTATTGGATAATTCATTTCCTATACCCTGGGAGAACTATAGAAATCGTTTGTTATTGACAAATGATGAGGGGCTATATGAGATACCAACAAGAGTATATTCTATCATACATACAAAAACATGGAAATCAGATTTTGATGAGAAATAAATTATGCCAACTATAGAAGAAATAAGAACAGCATTAGGTGGTGCTAAATCATCTAAAATTCAGGAATCATTCCAGAAGTATTCTGCAGAATCACCAAAATCTGCAAAATTATTTGCTCCTATTGAACAATTGGAAAGTGAGATACGAGATAAAGATAAGATTATTGAAAATTTAAAGAATGAGTCTATTGAATTAAAGAATCAAGTTTCTATAGCAGAAAAAGAGAAATCTACTATTTTAGAAGAGTTAGATAAATCAAGATGGTTAGAAAGTAAAGTTGTCGTAGCAACAAAAAAAGTATATGACGATAAAGTTGAAACAATTATTAATGAAAATGTAGATTCAAAGATAATCCCTATATTAACAGCTGTTGGAAGAAGAAAACAAGGTAATCGACAAGTAACTTGGTCTAAATGGTTAAAGATACCTGAGAATAGATATTTGTATGAAGTAAATGAAAGTATAGCTAAAAGTATTTATAATGCTACCAATGAGTATATAGAAAGAAATTCTGAATATAAAAAAACATCACGAGGAAGTGGAGTTCCAATTAAATTTAATAATTATTCATTAAAATTCACTGGTCCTACCAACAATAATAGTGATGGTCCATTTGTATCAACTGCATTCGATCCCCAAGCTTATTCACTTAACAATGGATTTACTGTTTCTTATTGGGTAAAGCCAGACGAACTTGGTACGCATATGTTTGCTTTAGGTAGAAGGCACAATTCTATGACAACCCAACGATTTACATTTGGTCTTAATACTTCTACTAAAGGATACTTTGGTGTTGGTAATTCTAAAAAAACAGGTTATTCTCATGGAATGTCAACAGGTATTTGGTATCATTGGGTTATAACATTTGCTGGTGGAACTAATGGAGAACTTAAAGCATATAGAGATGGTACTGAAATAATGGATACTACTACAACATGGACTGCAACAGACGATGATACTCCAATATATTTTGGATGTCGCAACGTCAAAAATACAGGATATAACAACGGATGGGATTGTAGTCTTGATGAAATAGCTATTTTTGATGAAGTTAAAAATGCATCAACTTTATATAATACTGGAACTCCTTATGATTTATCTGGTGATTCTGGATTAATAGGATATTGGAGATTTGAAGAAGGTAGTGGAACTACTGTCGAAGACCTTTCAACAAATAATAATCACGGAACATTAACAACAGAAGATGCAGACCTTCCAACTTGGTCTACTTCTACAGTAAAATAAATAAAAAATAAAATGTATTTTGGGGAACATATATAATACTTATTTATGTATGAAAACGGTTACAAAAAAATTAGTAACAATTAAACATTTAACAATAATGAATAACAAATAGGAGATATCTAATGGATATTAACGCATTGAAGAAGCGTCTAGGTCAACTTCAAATCACAAACACTCGTACTACAAATCTATGGAAGCCTTCGCCGGGCACAACTCAAGTAAGAATCGTTCCTTATAAACATAATAAGGACAACCCTTTTATTGAGCTATTTTTCCATTATGATTTGGGTAGAAAATCATATCTTTCACCAATGTCATTTGGTCGTCCAGACCCAATTGAAGAGTTTTCTCAAAAACTCAAATCTTCGGGTAATAAGGAAGACTATCGTTTGGCTCGTAAAATTGAAGCTAAAATGAGAACTTTTGCTCCAGTGATCATTCGTGGTGAAGAGAATCAAGGTGTTAAGTTTTGGGGTTTTGGAAAGACAGTTTATCAAGAACTACTTTCTATTATAGCTGATCCTGATTACGGTGATATTACTGATCAAATGAATGGTCGTGATATTACAGTAGAGTTCAAGACAGCTGAAGAAATTGGTGCTTCGTTTCCTAAAACAAATATCAGGGTTAAACCAAATCAAACCCCGATTACAGAAGATGCTACTCTTCTTGAGAATCTAATGGATAACCAAAAGGATATTACTGAAATCTATCAGGAACAATCCTATGATGAACTTACAGAAGTTCTGAATACTTGGTTGAATCCAGAAGAAGAAGAAGGAGAAGAGTCGAAAGAACAACCTGTAACTAAATCTGAAGTTAAAGAAGATGTAAAGTCTACAGAAGATGTTTCGGCAGCATTTGACGATCTGTTTAATAACTAATAAAAAACAAATAAGTTGGGGGGTGAGAGTTCCAACTTTCGCTCCCCTAAGTTATATAAATTTAGGAGAAGTTTATGTCAACAAGAGATGAATTGGCAGGGCAACTTGCCGCTAGTCTAAATAAAACATTTAAAGATACTAAGGTAGCTTATTTTCTTGATGGTAGTGATACAACACCCACCGATATAAAAGAATTTATTTCTACAGGTTCCACATTATTAGATTTAGCAATTTCTAATAGACCACACGGTGGAGCTGCAGTTGGTAGAATTACAGAAATCAATGGATTAGAATCAAGTGGTAAATCATTAGTTGGTGCACATCTTTTAGCTGAAACTCAGAAAAAAGGTGGTGTAGCAGTTTATATAGATACTGAAACATCAGTTAGTCAAGACTTTTTAAAAGTTATTGGTGTAGATGTAGGTAGTATGTTATATCTACATTTAGAAACAGTTGAAAATATATTCCAGGCGGTTGAAGAAATCGTATCTAAGGTTCGTGAATCAGATAAAAATAGGTTAGTAACCATTCTTGTAGATTCACTTGCAGCTGCATCTACAAATGTAGAAATGGAAGCAGATTTTGATAAAGAAGGATGGGCTACTTCCAAAGCAATTATTGTTTCAAAAGCATTAAGAAAGATTACTCAAATGATTGGTAGACAAAGAATTGCTCTTGTGTTTACTAATCAATTACGTGCTAAGTTAGGTGTTATGTTTGGGGATCCTTGGACTACAAGTGGTGGTAAAGCACTACCATTCCACGCATCTACAAGAATTAGATTGAAAAACAAAGGTCAGATTAAAGATGCTAAGAAGAATACGATTGGTATGACGATACTTGCACAAGTTGTCAAGAATCGTTTAGGTCCACCTTTGAGAAGTTGTGAGTTCCCTCTATATTTTGAGAGTGGTATTGATGATGTGGGTAGTTGGTTAAAAGTGATGAAAGATCATAATATAGTAAAACAAGCTGGTGCTTGGTATACCATAACCGATCACTTAGGAGCAGAACATAAATTTCAATCAAAAGAATTCGGAGAGAAGTTATCAGATCCTGATTTCAAATCATTTGTTTACGACCAAATTTGTGAAAAAGTTATATTGAAGTATGATATGAAAGATTTGGGAATAGATGATGTTATTGAAACAGATGAGGTAGTTGGTGAATAATGTCAAATGCCAGATACCTTTCAATCCTGAATGAGATAAAGAAAAAAGGTGGTTCTGTAGACTTTCAGAACACAAATAAGAAAGTCTTAATAGTCGACGGTTTGAACACTTTTATTAGAGTGTTCAGCGTAATGCCGACTTTAAACGAAAACGGTGTTCATGTTGGTGGCATTGTGGGTTTTCTTAAAAGCATGGGTTTTGCTATTAATATGTTTAATCCCACCCGTACTATCATTGTATTTGACGGTAAGGGTGGGAGTAACCGCCGTCGTAAATTATATTCCGATTATAAAAATAAACGAAGAACATCTTATAGAGTTAATAGAGTAGATGGTTTAGAAAACTTAGAAGATGAAAGACGTAATATGTATATGCAGCTCAGAAGAGTTGCAGATTATCTTGAATTATTACCATTAACCACTATATCCGTAGATGGTATCGAAGCAGATGATGCTATAGCATATATTGCAAAAAATGTAATCAAAGATGGTGAGAAAGTCATTATGTCAACCGA